CGGCACCAGCAACACCGCCTGAACCGGGTCATTGGGAACTAACACAGATTGCACCGGGCACCACGTCGGTAGAAAAAGTCATTACACTAAATGCGCCGATGAATGGTCAAGGCCCACAGCCAGAAAACGAATTTGTGGAAGGTATGTATAACACCGTGTACGGATATAACAAGACGACGGTAACTGGTCCAACATATGATTATCAGTTGGTGGGTAATGTGTATTCCGCTGGAACGAAGCCGATTCCGCCCGCCGCATCAATAACCATTACGGAAGATTCCAACAAGTATCAGGTTTTGTCAAACGTATTAGTAATGACAATGGACGCATATCGTGCATCGTTGAATAAGTCGCCTGCGCCTCCAGCACCGGAAGTACCTCCGATTTTACAGCCTGTAACTGAAACAGTAGTAGCATCATCCGGCGGCGGTGGAGTTCGACATGACGCCACGATAAATTCAAATGCGATTGATACCGGTCTATCTACAGCATTAACTGACCTGAACATGACTTAATATGGCAACTACACTTCCCGAAACTGTCTTTGTACCACCGGCAAAACCAGCTGGGGTGATACGTGCAACCACATCGGCACAGATGTATACGATTAGTCCAAACACGTTTCAGCATGATATGTTATATCTGATTGGGGAACAACAGTCCGTATTTTCAAAGACCTATACATTTACAAATATTACGACTAACGCAGATCTTGCAATTACCATTGATGTTCCGGTATATGTCAAATCGTCGGTGTCCACGATTACAGTCAAACCAAAACAACAAATAGTTATTGATATACAATTGGACGGTGAAGCTGCGACTAAATACTTCATTGCTCATAAGCAATCAACTGTAGTGGATACGATAGCGTGGACCGTAAAGCCTGTGAATTTTAGTGGGCCGGTATATATTCCAGCAATAGATTCGCCAACCACGATGGTAAATGCCTCTAATCAAACAGCACCGGCTGCACCTGTAGCAAAAATTACTTTCAATCCACCAAACCTGACCCCGGCTCCTGCTCCACTGCCGCAACGAATCAGCTGGACCGCGCTATAATATGGCAACTAAATTCTTCACCGATGGTGAAATAGCTGACATTCGAAGTACCAATAGAATACCGGATAATGCCATCATTCGTGAGGCACCGGATGGTGTTATTGTATTCTGCAGCCCCGCGGTTACCGAACAACGATTGGGATTCAGTAATATCGTACCGGGTACCGTATACGATATGAAGCAGTTTCTTAACGTATCCGGTGTATACTTTGTAGCACAACCGGTAATAGACAAATCACAGGCCATTCCAACTCCTGCCGAGAATCCGCCGCCGCCATCGGCGCTTATTGCGGGTCAACTTATCCTACGTGTTGGATTAACAATTGGACGTTTACATGCACCCGAAGCGTCAAACTTCACAGTTACACTAGATGTTCAGCCCGGCACGCCAATATTTGCCAATGATGTTATCAATACCAATTGGAATCTTAATATTCAAACGATTCCAGTGCCAGTTACGAATGGTGTCATCAATGCTATTCGTCGATTTACCAACGGTAAGATTCCATCATATTTTGACCAAGATCGTATTGGCAAGACACTGCTAAATCTAGGCGGCGATTATCAAGTACCAATGGTTAATTGGAAGTATGATGATACCGATCAATCAAAGGCAACCATCTTTGTCAAATTATATCGTCCACTAGAAAATCGAGTTGCGAAGCAATCATCGGCGTGGATTAGTCGTGAACTTTCACCAACATTGGTGGATACGATTCACGTCGTTTTCATTCCCGGCGCCGGCAAGGCGTTGTATCTCCGCCCGCCGAATAAACAGATTGAAGTTCGTAATCTTCACGGTAATCAGGTCAATAACGTCACACTACAAACGTTGTTTACTACCAGTTCATTTGACGTGGCAAATCCATCAGATCCAATTATGGATTCGTGGTTTGTTACGTCGTTGGAAGGGGCAGAACTCAATCTCGACTATTCAGACTTCTCAAACTTTGTCTTCTATAGTTCCGCGACGGGGCGTATTGAAGCATTCAAAAATAAATTGGTATTGATTGAAGACTACAATCGTGTCATTACGGATCAGTCGGCATCACTCGCGTCCATTGCAACGTCAAGTCAAGACTTTACCTCATCAATGGTATATACGGCACTACAGAATATTGTTACACAGCGTAACGATGTAGTACGTTCATTTGATGGGTACGAACGTTATCTGTACTATGGGTCGGGCAGTGCATATTCATCTTCATTCTCAGGTAATGAAGAAGATGCACTATACTGGCTCCAAGATGCGACTTGGCCGAAAGTTAGTGGATCAATTATGAGCGTGGCATCGGCAAGTAATGCAAATCTCTATGGCGTTACCTCCACTCAATTTAGTCCAGCAACGCTTAGTACAAATGTCATTAACAGTTGGTTGGGTATCATTGAAAGTATTGCCACACAATATGACATACAAAACCGACTTCGCTTAGTTAATGCTCTGCCAGAATATTTGGTTAACGATAATCAATCTCAAGATTTCTTAACCTTTATGGATATGGTAGGTCACCATTTTGACACGCTCAAAGTATACGCTGATGCTATGCCGGACATTTATGATCGAAATAGCAATCCAACAATTGGTATGTCGCCGGATGTAGTGTGGAATATTGCGGAAGCATTTGGCATCACCTTACCGAATCAATATGCGGTGAAGAACCTGGTCGATTACACTATCGGTGCCATTGGCACGGTGGATCCTCGCGTCTATCGTACAGTGGCGGCAGAAACGTGGAAACGATTCCTCCACAATCAAATGTATTTGCTCAAAACCAAGGGTACCAAAAACGCGTTAACGGGACTCTTGAACGTGTACGGCGTATTACCAACTTCTATTCAGATTCGAGAAACGGCAACGCCGTCATTCTATACGACGCAATCCTACGAAACAATCGAAGAACAAACAAATACACTATACCTGAACGGTAGTTCATTTGTAACAATTCCCTTTAGTAGTTCCGCCCAATCAGTACAAACGCGGGTATCTACGGTCACCACAACGGCACAGACTATTGTCAATGCTGGTAATTCGTGGTCCATTCGTACGATTCCGTTATCGTCGAGTTACGGCTCCTTTGGCTTCTATAGCGGATCAACATTAGCCGCATCTTCATCCATTTTCCAAATCTTCAACGGCAATTACTACAATGTTACGGCACAGTTAGGCGTTGATAACCTTGTACATCTCTGGACATTGCGAGCGAATGATGCCGGCGATATTTTGGATAGTAGTCACGTTTCGGCCAGCGCAGCGGCATCAGGCATTTGGCATTCTGGCTCAAATCTATATCTCGGCAGTAGTGGTTCTGGTACACCAATGGTGGGCAACGTTGACGAATTTAGATTATGGTCCGAACCACTGTCGTCATCCGTACTCAATATGCACGCTCAGTATCCCGCGTTGTATAATGGTAATACCAGCACGTCTGCACTCAATAACCTTCTAGTTCGTTTGAGCTTCGGTATTCCAATTAATCTTGGAATAGCACCAAAGATGCTCACTAACGAATCGCCGTACATTAGACAGCATGCAACAGTAACATCACTCCTCAATCTATCTGCTTCGAACTTTACTAATGCGGCAACCTATCCGTACAGTATGGAGATAGTGACAAGGAATATTCTGCGGTATACTCCTAATGTCGGCGGTAGTCAGTTCGTCAGCAATAAGATTCAAATTGCCGACGCACCAGTTTTGCGATACTTCGCCGATGATAGCGGATCAAACATCCCTATTCTTGCACATGATAGAAGTATCGTACAGCTGGATGAAAAATTTGATGATGTACGTTCTACCAATACAATTGGATTCTACTTCTCACTCACCGATGCTATCAATGATAGTATCATTCGGTCGGTTGGAAATATTGATATCCAAGATTATATTGGGGATCCGTCAAATCTCTACAAGACAAATTATCCAGATCTTGTAGACCTAAATCTTCTCTACTGGACATATTACGCATACACGTACAACTACAATGAGTTTGTAGAGTTCGTAGATACCTTGCTGCAGCCCCTATTCATTCAGGCCCGTGAATTGGTGCCGGCACGAGCAAAACTTTTGACCGGTATCGTTCTTGAATCCCCAATTCTGGAACGTAACAAGATTCAATATAACAAGATTGACGTATCTGGTTATGATACGTTTAATACGGTTGATACGCCGACACTCTACCCGGATGCCCTAACTACCAAGGCACAAACGTTAGGTGGCGATGTTCCAATTTATGATGCTATCGTGGTGGCAGAGCTGGATTCTACACTTGAATCGGTCGTTAACGATTTGGCATCACAAATCGACACCAGCACGTTAGTTCCCCAAGGTTTTATGGACAACTTGGACGCTATTCTCACAGCACCGACCGATGCTATCTCGGCCGATACAGAACTATTCAGTGCATCGTTAGAGCCAATGACCGCCGGACAATTCACTACCGACATTGAATCTATTGACGACGAAATGGCGATATTGAATTATGTCAACTTCCTACTTCAGCGATTTGGTGCGTCGAGTATTACCAATGTACCACCGGGATATGCCTCGGCATTCAATCAACTGTTAACTACATACACACCTAAATCAAGAGTTCCAGTGCAAACTGGTATGAATCCTGACGTGGGTTCAAATCTATTGATTACTGTCATTGATCCTACGGTAAATTATGATGACATTAGTAGTACCGACTACTTTGGCCGCAAGCAGGGTCTATATCAAATCGTAGTGCAGAATAAGGTACGTTATAACCAAAAGATTCTCACCGACGCCGGTACATGGTTAAAGGGCGCGGTGTACAGCCCAAATCAATACATTATTCAGTCAGGACAGACAGGATCCGCCGCAGTAGGTAATGGTCGAGAATACGTTAATGTGTCATCCGTGCCGTCGGGCAGCTTCTATAGTTACAATCCGCCGTCCTTGGATACTGAAAACTGGCGTCGAATGACCTATATTTATGTAAACGTGGGTATTATCAAGCTAGCAACGCAACTGTCGGATGGATTAGTTCATTTTGTCAATTCGGGCAGCGCGTACTCAGCTTTTACAGGATATGCAGCAAGTCACTACAGGTTCTTTGAAGATGTTCATTTGGCAACCCTTCGTCATAAGCGATTGGGTTGTAAGCAATCTAATGATACCACGTTTGATGGTGGCCCAGCCGTAGAAATCATCCGTTCGTCTGGTGATATATTGGTAGTGTCTACGGGTGCCGAACCAATTCAGCGTACAAATGACAATGCCGGCCCGATACTAACGGTTCAATAACAGAATAACCTACTATTTATAGTGGTCAGGACATTTAGGAGAAACTCAGTATGGCATATCTAGATAACTCTACCGTGACGGTGGATGCAATCCTTACGAAGAAGGGTCGTGAGTTGCTGGCGAAGGGTGCCGGCTTCCAAATTACCCAATTCGCGTTGGCGGATGATGAGGTCGATTACGGCCTTTACACCACAAGTCACCCCCTTGGATCCAACTTCTACGGCAGTATCATTGAAAATATGCCGCTTGTAGAAGCATCTCCTGACGAAACTCAGGTGATGAAGTATAAGCTAGTTACCCTTCCGCGTGGAACTAAGCAAATCCCAATCATCACATTGGGTTTCACAAACATTACACTAACGGCTGGTCAAGCTAACGCTATCCCAATTCGCCCAACGACCACACAGGGTCTTAACGGTTCTGGATTTGGATACACCGCCGTTCTATTCGATGCAGATGCCGCAGTACTTGTTGGTACTGGCCTCGCAGCGAATCTGTCAGCAACTGCACCTTCGTTCTTGGGTGATTCGGGCACAGCCAACGCAGTTGTGGCGCAAGGCCTTGAATTCACACTAACGCCGAAAGATGTTGCCGCTCAGGTAACAACGCAACTAACCGTCATTGGTAACCAGACGGGTGCCGTCATTACCATTCCGGTTATCATTATGCCTAAGCCAACCGTATAAGGAGATAGTCGATGGGTACCTACGCACGATTTACCACCGATGATGTAGTTCCGGGCAACCCAACGGAAGTAACACTTGGTCTATGGACCGGTGATACGGGTAGTTTGGCTACCTTCTATACGTCATCCACGCAAGCATCATCGTCACTCGCTGGACAATATTATTGGGACGTGTATCAAACCGACCCGAATAATCCGGCCAGTGTACCAATTCCAGAAGTCCAATTCTCTATTGCTTATGGTAATAGAAACGGCGGCGGTGCCCCAACACTGACACAGAATGACAATGCTACATTGTCAACTACTGCTATCTATTCCCAGTATCGTAATATGCTCTTGGAACCGGGTGATACCCAGTTCACATTTGCAGGCGCATACAATTCAGATCACATCTACATTATCAATATTGCACGTGCCCGTGTACGTGAAACGTTTGACCCAGGCAACTGGCTCCTAACGTTGTCTGGTTCCAACGGCGCTCGCACATTTATTGACGATTCCGGCCAGACACTCGATCCAACAACCGGTCACGCTGGTAATGTGTTTAACGTGGTGTCGGGAAACCTGACCGGCGCTTCTGGTTCTACTATTGCCGCATCACAATCGGCCCTATGGGGCGGTTATGGTTTGGTATACCCGACGCTAGGCGTCATTGTCCTAAATCCAAATGCTATCAGCGAATCCGTTGGGTTCGTATCTGGTGGTTTCTATGGATCCGGCAGTCGTCCGTTTGCTCCCGTAACGGGCAGCAGCACGCAACATCAGTACAACCACGTTGGTTTGTACAATTCCATCAAGTTGGGCGTGGATTTCCAAGCTCGTTCGGCGGAAACCATCTCCAGCACGAACTATTTCGTTCGTGTCCGAAATAAGGACTTTAACTACTCGAACAATCCAACATTCTATGATTCAACTAATGGAACGTTGATTTTCAATTCCTTCATTAAGGATCCAAGGGTATATGTAACGACCATCGGTATGTACAGCGATAACAACGAACTGTTGGCTGTTGCTAAGTTGAGTCGTCCAACCCTGAAGAGCTTTGATAGGGAACTGCTAGTCCGGGTAAGATTAGACTGGTAATTAAGTGAAAGCCATAACGTCCGATAATTACCTTATTCGACCGTTTCGGGCAAACAAAACGTGGAACGTAGCATATACGTTCATGAGTTCAAGCAATGTCGATGGAGTTTTCATCGACATTGCCACTCAGCCCCCAAGCGATTGGAATACGTTCGTTTCAGGTACTAACAATAATGCTAGTGGTGTCAATAAACAGACTCTATATCGGTCTGTTCAACACGCATTCTATACATCATCGGAAGCGGCCGATTCTACGGCGTATGATCCCCGTAACAACAACCGAAATTTCTATCCAACAGGCACAGCATTCTATGTTGTGAATGTAACTCAACAAACCTATGGTGAAGGAATTCGAAAGGGTTCCTTCATTGTGCGATCTGCGGGATCGACGGCCAGTATTTATGATGATAGTAATGGACATCTAGTGTCATCTACCAATCCCACACACATCATTGGTAATATTTTCTATGGGTCGGGCATTGCAGTAGTCCAACAGGACACAGGATCCTATAGTGCATCCTTAGTAACCGATAGAGGTATGTATCTTACCACCGGCTCGGTAGTTACTGTTCAGTTCAGTGGAATTCATACTATTTATGAACATCAGGTAATTTGTACAGTTGATCCTGAGGAGTTCAACTTTTCGACCAACCCAACTATGCGGTCGAAAACAATTAGTGGAAGTCTTTCAGGCTCTACGTTTACACAATATACTGGATCTGCTGCTGTGGATTTGTTATTTAGTGGTACATTGACCCCGTATTTTACGACGATTGGGATGTATAATGATGTACAGGAATTGGTTGCCATTGCAAAGGTTCCACGCCCGATTCACAGAATTTCCAGTACCCAACAAACCGTAATAGTTAGAGTAGATATGTGAATAAAACCGGATGGTTTTGTATCACCAACGGGCGAACCCGTTGAAACCGTTGTTAACTTACACGAGTTTTGCAAGAATCATGATTTGGATATGGGTGCTATGTCCCGTGTCTTTTATGGTAAAAGTCAAACTCATAAAGGATGGAGTAAGATATGAGCCAACTGACAGACCTATACGAAAAGTCACAGAAGAATAACCTTGTTCAGGCACGCGTCATTCCGAAGCAGGCAGTAAACTTTGTAGACCAAACCAACGAATTCCAAACTGAATTCGCCCTTGGTCGTACCGCCGGTGCTGATACGGATTTTACGAATAAGGCCCTCGCATATTATAATGCGGAACGTACCGGTATGGTCACGCCACAAAGTTTTGTCAAGCAAGGTGACCCAGCCGCGGCAATCGACCTTAATCGGTACTCTCCTGATCCAGATAAGTCATACTATGTTCCTGGTTCGCCGGGGACAATGGGTAAAGCAGAATAATGCGAAATGATTCGTATTTCGCACCTTCTCTTTGAGAACAAAGAAGACAGTCTTTTAGATTATCTCCAACAAATTCTCAAAAACAGCCCCTTCGAAGGCAAGGTCTTTCTTGCCGGAGGGGCTGTTCGTGATGAGATCATGGGGAAGCCCGTTAAGGATATTGATGTCGTAGTATCAATGCCCGATGGTGGTATTGCCTTTGCCGATTGGATTACGAAGAAGGTTGGTGCATATCGTCCCGGTTCTAATCCCGTTATCTACCCCAAGTTTGGTACTGCGAAATTCAATCTTCGTGGCGTAACATACAACGGCATGGATTTATCCGGGGTAGATCTTGAATCTGTAATGACCCGTGGCGAAAAATATGAAAAGGGTTCTCGTAAACCCGAAGTAGTATACGCCGATC